TCGTACGCTCATGATTTGAAAGGAGTTACGTTTTACAGAGCAGGCTCTAGAGGTAATGAACCTTTGTCAATTCTAGACCATAGAAAGGTTAACGTTGATAAGTTAATTCAAGAAGGTCAGCTAGAAGAGTTGTCATCCTCAATCGACAATTGTGTAGATGGGGTATGTGAAATATAATGCCCTCCTACAATTATCACTGTTCGAGCTGTGACTTGGTTTTCTCCGACCTTGTTCCTATGAGTGAATATAATGAACCACAGGACTGTCATAAATGTGGAACACCAAGTAACAGAACAGCACGAGGTCAGGCTATAAACGCTCATGGCTTAGGGCTTACGGACGGGAGAGGAGAAGGAGACAAAGCTAAAACTGAACATAGGTGGATGGAAGATGAGATAGAGAATACAAAAGAAGCTATTAAATCAGAAAAAGGAGTATCCCCTTATTCAGAATATAAAATTAATCACGAGGTTGCTGAGAAACAAGGTTACTGTAAAAAGATAACAGAGAAAGAAAAACAAGCTCGTGATACAAATAGAACTAAAGCAATGAAGAAGCTAGCAGAAGGAATGTCGGATAACGATGTTCATTATACAAAAGTAGCAAACAAAAACAGAACACATTAAAAATGGTATCAGTAAATATTTTAAACACGTCAACTAACCCTGACCCGGAATACAAACACGATAACGATGCAGGATTTGACCTTTACTCAAATGAAGGTGTATGCATAGGTCCTAGAGATTCTATACTTGTAGATGTAGGACTTCGAGTAGACATTCCTGTAGGTTACGAAGGTCAGATTAGACTTAGAAGCTCATACGCCAAGCTAGGTATTATAATCCCAAATGCTCCTGGAACTATTGACAGTGGGTATAAAGGACCTATTATGGTGGCTGTTCGAAATCTCAAAAACGACATGCCTTTTACTATTGAGAGAGGTGAAAGGTTTGCTCAAATGGTTATTAATGAAATACCTCGTGTTGAGTTACGTTCGGTCGACAAAGAAACTTTTTTCAAAGAGAAAACCTCTAGGAATGAATCTGGATTCGGTTCTACAGGAAACGGAATATAATACTTTTTTTTCTACTATTTTTACTAACTTATAATCTTTTATATCGTAATGACTACCACTTACGAACTTTCAGAGAATATCCAACGGGGTATTATCTACCTATCAAAATCAGATAGTAACTTCTTGACTCAGGCTATGCCAATGATTAAGTCTGAGTATTTTGAGTTTCCATCTCATCAGAAGATATATACGATTATCGTAGATTACTATTTGAAGTATCAAAAGCTTCCTTCAGATGATTTTATACTGCAGGATGTTAAAAAGATAAAAACTCCTAATGAGTTGATATCCGATTATAAGGATGAGTTGGATGCTATTAATAGCTTAGACCAAAACTCATTAAATAATGAAGATTATTTATTAGATTTAGTAGAAAGTTTCGCAAAAGAACAATCTCTAAAAGACGCTATCATTCGTTCTGCAGAGATGGTTAAATCTAAAAAGTATTCCGAGATAGAGCCTATCATGAGAGACGCTCTAACTGTAAGCCGAAATGTAGATTTAGGCTTGGATTACTTTACAGATGTAGATGGACGTTGGGACCGTTTAACAAATGACTCTTCCGAAGCTAGTCATAGGACTATCTTTGAGTCTTTGAATCAAGCATTGGAAGGAGGCTTAGCGGATAAGGAGTTGGCAATGGTAGTCGCCCCTCCTGGAGTAGGCAAATCTCTGTATCTAGCGAATCAAGCTGTACGGTCTTGCTTAGATGGTTCTAACGTTCTTTACATTTCTTTGGAGATGTCTGAAGATAGGGTTGCTCAGAGACTTGATAGTATCTTCTCTCGAATCAGGCAAAAGCAGTTAAAGGACAGATGTGATGATTTGAAGGATAGACTCAGTCAAGTTACAAAGCAAGTACCTGATAGAGGTGACCTAAAGATAAAAGAGTTTCCTACAAAGAGAGCTACTGTTAATCAGCTTAGAGCGTATGTTCAACAGTTGCAAAACTACGAAAGTTTTCAACCTGACGTTATTATTATAGATTACTTAGAACTACTTGCTACCGATTCTCAAACACCTGAATATCAGGCGCAAGAAAGGCTAGCACAGGAATTGAGAGGTATGGCTATTGAATACAAATGTCTAATGTGGACTGCCACTCAAACTAATAGAGAAGGAAAGAAAGTTAACTTAATCACAGACACAGAGCTAGCCGACTCTTACGGAAAGACTAGAGTATGTGATTTGGTTTTATCTATTAACCAAAATGAAGAAGAATTTGATAATGGTAAATCTAGAGTTTATGTTATCAAATCAAGAAACGGACGAGCTAGGTTTATTATCCCGGCACGTATGGATTACGAAAGACTAGTAATATCACAAGCACAATGACAAAAGATAAAAAAGAAGTACCACAACATCCTATGAAATTACTTATAGGATTTAAAACATACAAGATAGAACATAAAGATTTATCTGAGGATGACTTACACGGATATGTAGACCTTACTACTAATGTAATTTACGTAGACCCTAACCAATCTGATTCTGATTATAGGGGAACACTTTTACACGAGATTACCCATGTTGTTTTTCATATGTTCGGCTTAGGAGATGATGATGAGATGCCTGGAATCAAGAATGAATTCCTAACTACCATCACTTCAAATGGTTTTCAACTGTTCGCATCTTTAAATCATGAACTATTCTTGTACCTGTTTGAAAAACCTTACAATCAAGATTAATTTTTTTCAATACTAAGGCTATAATATACTGAGATATGAATAACGAGATTGTACAACTATACGATACTTTTGAAGATGATTACCTTACAATATCTAAAAAGTATTTACAGATTAGCGAGATTGAGATTGACAATACATTGATGAATCATTCTGCTATTTATGCTTACTTCGCAGGACTTCTATCATACGCTAAGCAAGTTAGAGACGAGCTGTCTATAGACTTGGACAAACAAGAGTCCATCACTATGAAGAAGAGAGCTTCCGAAATGGCTGTCATAGGCAAGAAGGTTGCACAGACTGCACTAAACTCATATGTTCTTTCAGTCCCTGAGATTGTAGAACTTAAAAATAAACTAGCAAAGGCTGACGGTAAATACACTCTAGCCAAAAGTCTAGTCAACGCGCTCGACCATCAAAAGGATTGTCTTGTGCAAATCTCTGCTAACAAAAGAGCAGAAGCAAAACTATTTTCAACTAATTAACAACTAATAATAACATGGTAAACATCGAAGAACTACGTAAAAAATATAATCAAATCAATAAGCAGCCTGCCGCTGACACTCAAGACTTCCTTAAGAAGTTTTTGATGATGGAAGAAGGTACGACTCAGGTAAGGATACTTCCTGGAAAGACTGAGGATGACAACTTCTATGCAGAGACAGGCATTCACCGAATCAATGATAAGAACTATCATTGTCCTAAAGTTCAAGGGCATGAGTGTCCTTTATGTGATTTAAGTTTTAAATTATGGAACACTAAGGACGAGGGTAATATGAGCATTGCTCGTCAAATCAAAGCTCGCAAGCGTTTCTATTTAAACGCAGTAGAGCGTGAAACAGGTGAGGTCAAAATTCTATCTGTAGGTATTAAGTTATTCAGTAAGATTTTAGACTGCTTCTTTGATGATGACTACGGAGACATTACTAATCTTAAGACAGGTAATGATTTTAAAATCGTAAAAGATAAATCAGGAGAATGGCCAAACTATGATAAGTCTTCTCCAAAACCTGCGAAATCAGAAGCGGGCACAGACCAAGAAGTGGCAGTTTGGATGGACAAGCTTCACGACATTCAAGGTCTGGTAAAACCTGCATCTTATGATGAGTTAAAGTCTTTGTCCCTAGGGATTACAGGAGACGATATTGTGGAACAGGCGAGACAAGCTGCAGATGTAGTTACATCGTCTGAAGAAGATGGAGAAGATTACCTAAAACACTTAAAGGGACTTAAGTAGAAACATTTTTTGTTTGGGGGTTACTCTAGAATACTATCAGTGCATCGCGTGTACTAAATCAAAAGATTCACGGAGTAACCCTTTTTCTTATTATGAAAGATAAATTAAAAATATTAGTGGTAGCAGCAAACGAAGGTGGCTGTAGTTATTACCGTGCGTTAATGCCTTTTGGTAAGTTACAACAACATTGTGCTGATGATGTAGAGGTTCGGTTTAATCAGAACCCTTTAGGGTGGAATGCAGAGACAGGAGCCATGAGTGGAGAGTTTGAAGATTTAGAATGGGCTGACATCATGATGACACAGAACATATCTAACTTTGGACCTCAGTTTATGATAGAGCTGTATAAGAAAGCAAAAGACCATGGTTGTTTTATTCATTACGATACTGATGATTTACTTACCAATCTTTACAAAGGTCATAGGCTTTACGATGTGTATCAAGAAAGAAAACTAGATGAGCTAACCAAAGTTCTTTATTATAACGCTGACCTTGTAACAGTAACACAAGCTAAGTTCGCACATCGCATATCTGAATTTTGTTCAGGTACTTTAGCAGTTATTAAGAATGCTATTGATTTCGATTTACCTTGTTGGAATTTACCGAGACAATATAGAACTAAATCTAAACAACCATGTAGGATTGGTTGGGTAGGAGGTATCCATCACGAACAAGATGTAAAACAGATTAGAGGTCTAGGTCTTAGCCTTAACGGTAGAGTAGGTCCTGAGAAAGTTTATTGGCAATTCTTTGGTAGACCTCCACTGACTCCTGATGTAGACCCTAATGATTGGCAACAGAATGTATGGGATGAATATCAAAGGTTGCTAACAGGTGGAACTAAGCATAGGAATTGGTCAGTATACAACGCAATGCCATCGGATAGGTATGGAGCTTTTTACAGAGATATAGATGTAGCTATAGCTCCTCTTGAATGGAATGATTTCAATGATTCTAAATCTGAGATTAAGTTAATGGAAGCAGGTAGGTATGGGTTACCTTTAGTAGCCACTGATTGTGGATGTTATGATGAGGTTATTGAAAATGGCGTAACAGGATATTTAATATCAAAAGAAAATAAAATAGGAGATTGGGTTAAGGCTTTATCTAAATGTATTAAAGACCCGAAACATGCACGAGAGATGGGTAAGAATCTAAGTGACATTGTTAATGAAAGGTATGACATTAATAAAGTTATACATCACCGTTTAGATTTATACAAACAACTTATAAACAATGACGAAAATTAAAATAATATCTGGTTGGTCTAATCCTGGAGGTTCTACTACCTCCTTTATAAACCTTTGTAATTACATGAATGCTAATGGTATGGACTGTACTTTCTATGGTCCTCATGATTACCATAGAGATAAATGCAAATCAGGTCATATAGCTGAGGCACAAGTCAATCAAAAAGATGAGATTTTAATTATACATTACCTGAAGTTTCCTGAACGACCTGAAGCATCTAAAAAAGTTATTTTAGCTTGTCACGAGAAAGATGTTTATGAAGTGAAAAAGGTTAAACCTTTTTGGGATGATGTTGTTTACGTTTCTAATTCTCAAATGTTCTGGCAAGGTGTTCCTGGAAAGGTTATACCTAATATCATTACTGAGTTAAATAAAACAGAATCTCATCCGGGTAAAAAAGCGGGAGTCATTGGAAGCGTGGATAAAAATAAAAACACACACGTATCCATTCAAAGAGCATTAGATGATGGGTTTGATAAAGTATATCTTTACGGTTTAGTTACAGACCAACCTTATTACGCAGAACACGTTCAATCTTTTGTAGATGACGGTAAAGCTATCATCAATGGTTATGAGCCTAACACTCAAAAGATGTATGACGGTATTACAGATGTATATCATAGCTCGTTAAGTGAAACTTTTAATTTAATTAAAGCTGAGTGCGAGGCTACAGGCACACATTATCATGGACTAGATTCTGCTGAATCAGGAGCAGAGTATAAGGAACCTCAAGAAATATTATTACAATGGAAAAACCTACTAGAGATATAACAGTTATTCTTAATCTATATCGTCGGGAAGAATATCTCGAAGAGCAGATTAAAGCTATAAGAAATCAAAACATCCAACCAAAGGAGATTTGGCTTTGGATTAATGCGCATGAAGATAATAAAGATTTTGATGCGAGTAAGTATGATATAGATAAAGTTTTTAGGAATGACTATAATTGGAAATATTATGGAAGGTTTGCAGCAGCACTACTCGCTGATACAAAATACATAGCTATGTTTGATGATGATACCATACCTGCTCCAGGATGGTTTATAAATTGTATGGGCTGTATGGAAGGAGGTTACAGAGGTATCCTAGGTGGTGCAGGAGTGAAACTCAACTCCATGAGTTATGTTGACCATGAAAGAGTAGGTTGGAACGGAGAACCTCCTAATGAAGATGTAGAGGAAGTTGACTTAGTAGG